CGTCCATCATGTCCGACGCGCCCCCCGGTGACGAGATAATTATCCGGGTAAAAACCGCCGACGTGACAAACCCGCAGCGCGGCGATACCTTCGTGATCGACAGCGAGACCTGGTACCTGCAGGCAAACCTCGGCATCAACGGAGGAGAAGCGCGCCTGAGCCTCACACGCTCCGGATGGAGGCAGGCGTAAGGGGACTGTCCCAAGGAATTTTGCGAAGCAAAACCCGGGACTGTCCCAGAACAAACAGGGAAAAAGGAAACACAATGTGGAAAGCCAGTTTCAAAGTCCTGACAGATGTCAATAAGATTATGAAAACGGAGACCGAACGCACTCGGAAGGCCGCGGCTACGGCGCTTAAACGCGAGGGGTTCTTGTTAGCCGCCGAATTGCGTAGGGACATCAGAAGGGGACAATCAGGTGGTCAGTCTTTCGCAAACCTGTCATCCTTGGCCCGCAGATATGGCAGCAAATTTCCGGCTCGAAAGCCGTTTACAAAATTATTCAGCACCAGGTTGGCCGCTGGTCCATCAAAGGGTATTATCCCCATCCGCTATAATCCTGTCATGGGCAGCGACGGCTTGAAGGTTAATGTCGGGCTTGTGGATACCATACAAGAAAAATTATCCAAAAGCTGGGTAAAGATCTTTGCAAAGCAGCAGGAAGGTTATACTCAGCAAGTTACCCGCGCAGCGCGCAGATATTTAGCCCGCGCCGGTGGTGAAATGCCCAAAGGATCCAAACTTCGCAAGCATATGTTTTTAAGAAAAGGGACCACAACATTCAAAACACCGGCCCGCCCGATTATAGATCCATTTTATTTAAAGTGGCATCGACTTTCGTCGATGCGGATTGAGGCAAACTTCGACAAGAAAATGAGAGGCGAACGGATATGAAAGAACTCATCCAGGCCATACAAACCGCCCTGCGAAACGCCGCCGAGCTGTCATATATTACCGACGCGAATATCTTTATCACGCCGGATGAGAATCTGCTGCCGATCGGCGCGGGATACCCGGCAATCGGTTTGAAAGATGGGCTAATCAATTTTCTTATAGAGGAAGGCGCGGACTGGGAAAGCAATTATGCTGTGGATATAATTATATACCAGCTTCTAAAGACCGGTGACATCTCAGTAACGGGACAAACGAGCCCAAAAGTCTATGGTGTCCTGGAGATTGCTGATGATATTCACAGCGTATTATTTGACAACAGATTCTCAATTTCAGGAATGGAGGTTGCCCTCCCTTCCGGAGAAGGTTCTGCCGAATGGATGGAAAGTAGTGACATAAGCATCGTGAAAAAAAGAATCACATATCAATATAAAAAACTGGAGGTGAATCCATGAGAGTAATCTACATTGATACAGACGGCCGGAAGGGTACATTCCACCCGCATCTCGGCTGGCTTGAATCGGGAAAAGAATTTGTGATGTACGACGATGATGAAGCGAAACGATACATCAAATCGGGGCTATTGACAAAAGTTCAAAGCCCAAAAATGAAAACAAAGAAAAATGCCTTCACGCTTTTGCGTGAAGAGAAAGAGGAGGTAGAAGATAATGACAAATCCACTGACAGGTAGAGAAATACTGGTCGGGTTGAAAAAAGCCGCGATCTGGCGAACGGCTGTGGCGTGCGAGGCGAATGACGGGATTTTGATCCTGTCGGAATCATTCAAGCAGACCATCGAACATCTCGATGATGATTCCGCGGGTCTGGCATTCATTCAACGCACGGATCAGGGCAAAATCGAGGCATCCGGCGGCCTGGAGGCATACATGCGCTATGAAGGACTGGATGTTTTACTGGCGCTTATAATGGGCACCGCAGGTGTACCGACACAGAACATTGAGACTACCGGACTATCGTATAAAAACAGCTATGTTATGGCGGACAATCTTTTCGGACTTTTCGCGACCATGGCAATGCTGAAGAAATCGGACAAGGTCTTTGAATATCCGAGCGTCAAGCTACATAAATTCGGTCTTTCCGGCGAGATGAACGCTCCGGTAAAGATCACGGCGGAGGGCATCGCGAATCTGCTGGAGCTTGCATCCGTGACCAACACGGCGGCCACAATGGCAAATATCACATATCCGGACAAGGGCAACCGGATCATTATGAATAAGGATGCTCATTTCTGGCTCAATGACGAGTCGGGAGAAGCCCTTGACAGCGATGATGCCATCTATCCATCAAGCTTCGAGTTGTCTTTTAACCGCCCGATGGAAGCGGATATTGTCGCCGGAAATGAAGACGTTGATGAACCGATCGGAGAAAGCTTCCCGGAGCCCACACTGACACTAAACTTCCCCCGGTACAACGACGCGAACGACGCATTTTTCACCGACTGGGAGGCGATGACCCGGAAAAAGCTGGAGATCTATTTCAAAGGCGCACTCATCGAGGACACGTACTATTATGAATTCAAGCTTTCGTTTCCGAATCTGAAAGTCATCGATCCCGAGGCGGCGATCTCCGGTCCCGGCAAGATCCCCGTAAGCCTGAGTTTCAAAGTCTTGGCCACGGACACTGCGCCCACCGGCATGACCGATATCACCAAGCCATTTCAGATCGACGTGCAAAATAAACGCACCACCGATCCGTTGGCATAACACGAACGGGGACATGACCCGATTTAGTTTTATCAAATCGGGATCGTGTCCCCGGAAGAAAGGAAAACAACATGTTTATTGAAATCGTAGAAGATCGGGAAACATTTGAATTGGAGATAAGCGACTCCACATTGACACTCAGGCGTTTCGATTCCGAGGCTTACCGGCAGATTGAGAAACGCCATACAAAGAAGCAAAAGAATCTTAGGACAGGGCAAATCTTCACGGAAACGGACGAATATGCTGTCAATGCAGATCTCCTGGACTACATGATCGTAGACTGGAAAGGCATCAAATCACCGATAACCGCTGACGATGTCCCCTGCACGAAGGAAATGAAAAACAAGCTTCCAGGGAGCGTAAAAGTTCAAATAATTGAGGCATGCGATGCTGACTCGATCACGGATAATAAGGAAAAAAAAGAGAGCGGCGGAACCTTATAGAATACATCCAGTTCCGCCTGGACTACCCGGAGGTGAATTGCGCCAGATGCCAGGAAATCTACGAAGTTGACGGGATTGAGCCGGATTGCGAACACTGTGATCTTCCGGTTTTGCTCCCCATAAATCAGGACCTCCTGGATCTTTATAATGCTATAAATACGGCGTTTGTAAAAGACTTCTCCGCCCTGTCCCTGGTGTTTGAGGTCTATGGTATTCGATGTACCCAGGCCGAGGCGAAGGAGGTGCTATACAAGCTCAGCAAAATACACCAGCTCATAAAAGGTCGTGAAATTGAAGATTATAACCGGGAGACAGACGCCCGCAGAGGAAAAGCAAAAAGGTAGAAAATGGCAAACAAAATCCACATAACCCTCGAAGTCGACGACAAAGGAACTGCCAAGATCAAAGGGTTCGGCGGCACAGCTGACAAGGCCTTCGCAAAGATCAAGAAAAACGCCACCGCGGGCGCCACACAGGCCGGTAAGATGGAGCGCGCCTGGGGCAGTGCGACAAAGAAAATGAAACTACACTGGAAGGCCTACTCCGCCGCCGCCGCGGTCGCCATGACCGCAGTTGCCGCTGCCGCGATCGCGGGGGTCAGTAAATCAATCGGCGCTTTCGCCGGCTTTGAAAAAGAAATGGCAAACGTCTCGACCCTTGTGGACACCTCTAAAGTATCCATGAAGGGCCTTGAAAAAGGGATCATGGAGCTACCATCCGCCTTGGGCAGCGCCACGGAGCTGACAAAAGGATTGTACCAGGCCCTGTCCGCGGGTGTGAAACCCGCTGAGTCGATAAAGTTTGTGGCGAAGGCCGCTATGGCCGCGAAGGCCGGGCTTTCGGATACATTTACGGCGGTGGATGCCGGCACGACCATCCTGAACGCTTTCGGGATGGAGGCGTCAAAAGCCGGTGAAGTGTACGATTTGATGTTCACCACCGTCAAAGAGGGTAAGACCACCTTTGGCGAGCTGGCCGCTGCCGTCGGTAAAATATCACCAATAGCGTCCGCCGCCAACGTTTCGGTGGTAGAGATGCACGCGGCCTTGGCCACGCTCACGAAGGGCGAATAGCGTCCGCCGCCGGCGTTTCGGTGGTAGAAATGCACGCGGCCCTGGCCACGCTTACGAAAGGCGGATTTAAGACCAGTGAGGCATCTGCCCGTCTCGCGACGGCCCTGGGCACAATCATCAAACCCTCCTCAGAAGCGGTGAAGCTGACAGAAGAACTTGGTCTGGAATTCAATGCGTCGGCCCTCAAAGCGAAGGGTCTGCACGGATTTCTGCAAGACGTCAAAAAGGCGACAGGCGGCAATGTTGAAGAAATGGCGCAACTCTTTGGGGGGATGGAATCCCTGTCCGTGATGCTGGCCTTGACCGGCAAGCAGAGTCAGGAATTTACCGATATTTTGGGCCGCATGGGAAATGTAAGCGGGGCCACAGAGGAGGCGTTCAACAAACAGAAAGAAACACTTGGCGATCTGTGGGATACCTTCAAGAACTTTGCAGAGAAACAGGCAATACTGCTCGGGGCCGAACTGGCGCCATATCTCAAAGATGTACTCAATACTACGATGGCTTGGTGTGAGGCGAACCGTGATCTCATCGCCCAGAAGATCCCTGAATATGCCAGTAAGATTGCCAAGACCGTCAGCGATATCGCGAAAGCCATATCATTTGTGAGCGGCCTTGCCATTCCAGGCAGCCTGGGCATCATCGGACTTGTCCTTTTCGGCCCTGTCGGTGGCGCGATCGCGCTTGCCCTGGGGCTGATAATCAAGAACATGAGGGATTTTGAAAAGAATTTCGGCAAACTGCAGAAGAAAATAAGCAGCGGCAACATGGATGTTATGGATTCGTTCAATATGCTTGGGGCCGACGCGGCATATATGTATGAATCCACCGCTGATGCGGGTGCTGCCGCTGCAAAAGCGCAGGCTGATGATTACGCAAACCTGAAGCGTGCAGCGAAACTGTCTACAGAATCCATTGTTAAGGATGTCGCCGGGCAGAACAAAGCGCTACTCAAAATCTCGAAGAAGACCGGAGTTGAACAGGTCAAGATCAGCGCAAAGACCACAAAAGCCATTGCCGATGATGTAGAGAAGGCCTGGAATCTGGAAATCAAGGCATCTGAAGCCACCGCGAAGGCCTATGTCAAATCCGTTAAAGACAAAGTAAAAGCCGCAGACGACTACGCGAAAGAATCCACACGGATATATGAACGAATGGCCGATAGCGTCAATAAGACCACGCTTGGCGAGAAGGATTATCGCGAGAAGATATTGAATCAACAATATGATAGTTACAAGAAGCATTTGTCGTCGCTCGCTGAGCAGGACGAAAAATATGCCGACGGCGTAAAACTTTTGGACGTTTGGCTCAAAGACCAGAAAGCAGAAATCTGGAAGGATTGGGCGCGGGAACACGGTAACGTGCTGGATACGATGAAGGTCGCCTGGGACGATTTCAAGGACAGTGCCCTGAATGTTTCTGAAACGATGTATAAGGCATGGAAAGACTCGCTCGGTCTAATGAAAACCGCGCTTTCCGATACGTTCTACTCCGCCTTCCAGGGCAATATTAGTGACATCAAAAATATATGGAGTGATTTAGCCGGCACTTTGAAAGACACATTTCTCCGTATGATCACCGATATAGCTGCAGAGAAAATAATAATGTATTTCAAAAATGCGTGGTCAGGGGATCCGACAGGTAAGGGCACCATTGAAAAAATGATCGGGATCGATGTGCCGTTCCTCACATTTGCCAGTGGTGGCAAGGTTCCCGGTGCGTACAATGGGAGAAAAGGATTCGCGGGGGACACCGTCCCGATTATGGCAACACCGGGCGAGTATATGGTGCGCAGGGAAGTAGCGCAAAATCCGGCCATTCGGTCGCTCCTCGATGCTCTCAACCAGTCCGGGGCTGGGGCCGGTATGATCGCGGCCGGGAAAAACATCCCGGCACTGGGCGCCACGGGTATGTATGGTGGCGGGATTGTAGAGCCACAACTCGGACATTACGGTTGGGGTTTTATCGGTGATCTATGGGAGGGTGCTAAGGATGTCGGCGGTGCTCTCTGGGAAGGCGCTAAAGATATCGGCAGTGCTCTCTGGGAAGGTGCTAAG